AGCACTGACACAAGACCATACGAGCAGAGCTCGGAGGAAAGGCGTCCTTGTCAGTTGTGGCGGTTATCTGCCCCACCGACCACTTGGGTAATGAAACGCAGTCTTCGTTTCTTGAGATCCAGATATGTCACAAACTTTAAGAGAGCAACAACAATCTTTGAGATTGTTATGAGAGAGTTGAAGTTTCTCCCTCCAAAATGTAGGTGAGAAAGGGGGTTTATCCCCTTTCGACAATATCTCCCTCCTTCCCTCCCCCTAGAATTAAAGGAGTGATGAACCCGAAGGAGTGGATCAACTTTTAAGGTAGTTTCTTAAAAGTCTTCTCTAAGCTGTTGAAAAGCTATATATCCCCTGAAACCTATCCTGTCTAGGGGGGTTTAGCGACAGGCCAACAGGGAGCCTAAGACTATGGAAATCAATGAGGATCTGCTGATCAAGAAGGCCGTGGCACCAAGAGTGACACTGGAAGCCCTTGAAGCGAACATCGTCGCAGAACACTACTTCACTGCCTACGAAGGCAGAATGGGTTCGATCGTAGAAGGGACCTATGAGACCAAGGGGTCACAGGCAGGGACAGATATCGATCTGGAGAGCATCAAGCTCCTGACCTTCTGTGTCTTGGTTCTGAAGAATGGCTATACCGTTCATGGTGTCTCAGGCTGTGCCAGCCCGGAAAACTTCAATCGTGACATCGGCATGAGCATTGCTCGCAACAATGCCGTCAATCAGATCTGGCCACTGATGGGCTACGAGCTGAAGACCAAGCTGATGCATCAGGAAGCCATTGCACAGGATGATGCCATGGGCCTTGCTCTCACTTCCCTGGTTCAGACCAGCATGGGCAAGCTGGAAATGAAGCCTGAGTATGCCAAGATCCTGCTGGATGAGATGATCCCTCAAACTGTCGAGAGCAACGAGAGCGTTGCCAAAATCGTACAGGCAGGAATCAAGGCATGGGCAGAGCTCAATGGGGATAAGAATATCCCCGAATGGTATGAGCTCTCGCAAAGCGACAAGGATATCTGGGCAGCTACGGTCTCTTATTATAGAGCCAACCCTGAGCCAGATGAGGATGAAGCATTCGACCAGAAGCTGATCCGCTCACTGGTACTGGCCTCTTCCAACCCCCCTACCCTGCCAACTTCACAGCGCAGGACCCACCTGAAGTTGGTGGATTGATCCGAGCCCGTCGGAACCGCGCGGTCCCAAGGCAACTGCCGCAGGCACGTTGCCGGCAGGGACTGAAGCGGTGAGGCGGGTGAGGAAGCGGAGTGGGTTGAGCCAGGGACAAGAACCCAACCCACTCCTTTCCGGCTGAGACCAGGGACACCGGATAAGCAAAGCCTAGATGCGGATCACCCTGCCGCAACCCGAATTAACAAAGGATTCAAGAGAATGCTCACCAAGGAAGAGGTTGCCAGAGCGCTGCCAGCAAACCTCAAAGGTGCTGCCACAGACAATCTGGTGAACGCTCTGAATAACATAGCGGCCGATCCGCTAGTTGCAGAGCAGATCCGCAACAACTTCATCAACTACACCAGCGTGATGAAGGATGGGAAGTTCAAGACCGAGGATTACGTTTCGGCTGTCACCTATGTCTCGTACAAGCTGATGGGTTACTCGAACCTCGACAGCTACACCCGGACCTTCCCCAATCGCTACCAGACCCTGCTGGCTGCTGGACGTACCGGACAGGAAATCGCTGCCTACGTCTCGGCCTATAACCGTGGCAAACTGGTCAACCTGATCTACGAGCAGGTCCTGGTTCCCACTTGGGTGCTCAACCAGGATCTCTTCCAGAAGGCGATTAACACCCAGGCCGAGCTCATGCTCGATCCGACCATCTCACCAAAGGTCAGGTCTGATGCAGCAAACTCTCTGATGACTCATCTCAAGAAACCTGAAACCAAAGAGTTCCAGATTTCTATGGACGTAAGGGAAAACTCCGGACTCAATGAGTTGAAGGAAACTTTGAAAGAGCTTGCACAAACTCAGGCTAACTTGATACAGAGCGGCGTTGAAACGAAACTCATTGCCGCTGCACCTCTGGTGGAGGGCGAATTCAAGGAAGTCTGATTGCTCATAAAGAAGACACTGGACGAATGGCTCGACAGTGTTTCGTATGGGACATTGAACTCGTCGTCGTATGTCCCGACCGAGTTCGCACTGACCTTCATGAATTTCATCAAACTGGTGAACGGGAAGGACGGGGAGCAAAACAAGACGCCTCCCGTCCACCTCGCTATGCTCGACAAGATAGTCAGCCCTGTGCAGCGGGTGGCCAACCTGTGCTTTCGCGGATCAGGTAAAACCACACTCTTCGGGGAATACTTCTTCCCCTATCTCGGAGTGTTCGGCTACCTCCCCAACTTCGGCCGAGTGCCAGCTGCCATCTACGTCTCGGACTCGATGGACAACGGCGTCAAGTCGCTCCGTAAGAACATGGAATTCCGCTATAAGAACTCTGAATTTCTTCAGGAGTGGATCCCGAAGGCGACCTTCACAGACAACTACATCGAGTTCCAGAACCGAGAGGGTGCTCTCTTCGGTCTGAAGATGTTCGGTGCAAAAGCCCTTAGCCTCGACAGTTCGGTCTATACGGTTGATGGCATCAGCTCGATCGGTGCCTGTCAACCTGGTGATAGGATATTTGGTCCCGACGGGCAGCTCACGACCATCACGGCCAAGAGCGAAGTCTTCTACAAGCCGATGTATCGCATCAGGCTTCATGATGGCCGTGAACTGAAAGTGTCAGAAGACCACCTCAACGTGGTCACCCAGCTGCGCCAGCACACGACAGGCACGCTCAAGGGCAGGATGTATTTTGAAGACCGTGTGCTTACGGTTCCTGAAATCCTGGAATACAATCTGAAGAACGGATCCAACTACCGCTTCTGGATCAAGGCTACAGAACCGCTTGCTTACCCTGAGCGCGATCTCCCGCTAGATCCATATACCCTAGGTCTTTTACTGGGTGACGGGCGCATCAAGGCAAATGGGAATAGTGACCTCATCGCTCACGAGAGCGACTGGCCCACCTATGAGCGGCATATCCCCTACCAGCTCGGCAAAGTCCAACGGGATAACCGCCGCCCCACTACCATCACTCGTTCGGTTCGGGGCCTACAATCCAAGTGTATAGCTCTTGGGATCAACTGTCATGGCCGTAGTAAAGAAGTCCCTGCTGCCTATCTACGTGGATCAATTAACCAACGGTTGGCCTTGCTCCAGGGCTTATTGGACACCGACGGCACAATTACCACTAACGGATACGTGAGCTTCTGCTCTCAATCAGAAAACCTGGCGCTGGGTGTGCTTACCTTAGTTCGCAGTCTTGGTGGCCTTGCGGTGCTCCAGCCCAGGAACGGACACTTCAAAGTTGGCATCAAGATCAACCTTCCGGTCTTTCGCCTTGCCCGTAAGCTGGAACGCCAGCGGTTTGATAGACGCACGATGGCACGCATTGAAGCTATCGAGCCGATTGAGCTTGAGCCAAGCCAGTGCATTGCTGTCGATAATGCTGACCGGCAGTTCCTGACGGACGGCTACACTCGCACACACAACACCGGTCTTCGCGGAACCAAGATCTTCGGTAAGCGCCCGCCGATCGCAGTGCTCGACGATCTTGTCAGCGATGATGATTCCAAGAGCCGGGCTGCCATGATGGCAATCAAGGATACGGTCTATAAGGGCATCGATTACGCTCTCGATCCGACCCGTCGGAAGATCATCTTCAACGGTACCCCGTTCAACAGCGAGGATATCCTGATCGAAGCTGTCGAGTCAGGCGCCTGGGACGTAAACGTCTGGCCAGTCTGTGAGACCTTCCCTTGTTCGCGTGAGGAATTCCAGGGAGCCTGGGAAGACCGCTTCACCTACGACTTCGTGAAGAAGCAGTACGATGACGCTGTTCTCACAGGCAAGGTTGCAGCCTTCCAGCAGGAGCTGATGCTACGCATTACTTCGGAAGAAGAGCGTCTTGTGCAGGATGCCGAGATCCGCTGGTACAAGCGACAGGCCCTGCTGAATGCCAAGGGCTCGTTCAACTTCTACATTACTACCGACTTTGCCACCTCAGCAAAGCAGACCGCGGACTTCTCGGTCATCTCGGTCTGGGCCTACAATGCCAATGGCGACTGGTTCTGGGTGGATGGCATCTGCGAACGCCAGACCATGGATAAGTCGATCGATGATCTGTTCCGTCTGGTTCAGGAGTATAAGCCTCAGCAGGTAGGCATCGAAGTCACCGGTCAGCAAGGCGCCTTCATCAACTGGCTCCAGAATGAGATGATCACACGCAATGTGTGGTTCAATTTTGCCAGCTCGGAAAAGAGCAATGCCCCGGGCATTCGTCCCGTCGTCGACAAGCTCTCACGCTTCAACATCGTGGTCCCCTGGTTCAAGGCCGGCAAAATCTACTGGCCCGAGGAAATGAAACAGAGCCAGATCATGGGGCAGTTCATGAACCAGATCCGACTGGTCACTCAGTCCGGCATCAAAGGCAAAGACGACTGCATCGATACGATCTCGATGTTGGGCTACCTCAAGCCGTGGAAGCCGTCGGAGTCTATGCCTGTGACAAAGCAGGAGATTGATGTCTTCGAGGAAGAGTACGCTGATATAAATGTAGGGGGACTTTCAACCTACATTGTGTAGATCCCTGTGAGGTTTTTCATGGGGTTCTCATGCAGGTCAGTGATCTTTTCCAGAAGCTGTCTTACGGAGTCTTCTCCAATCTCTCCATCGGAATGGATGGAGCCGGCAACATTGCTGAGGTCAAGAAGCCCAAGATCGTCTTCTACCTGAACAATGCACTGACTCAGCTGCATTCCAGGTTCAATCTGAAGGAAGATACTATCCTGATCCAGCAGGATGGGGGTATCCGTCTTTACAGTCTGACGGTCGAGCATGCTCTGACCAACGCCACCGTTGCGACCAAGTACATCATCGACAGCGAGGCCAAGCCATTCGTGGGCGACCTCATCAAGGTCCTCGAGGTCCGTGACCATCACGGCTGTGTGCTGCCGCTCAATGACCCTGAATCTTGCCGATCGGTGTTCACACCCCAGCCTGAAGTGATCCAGGTTCCCAGCCCTATCACTGGCATGCCTTTGGGTGTTGCTTACCAGGCACGGCACATTTCTATTCCGGCAGGCGATGAGACAGCCGAGATCGTCATCCCGAACAGTCTCGAAGAAGCCTTGATGGCTTACATTGCCTACCAGCAGTACCGGGACCTCAACACGCAGGAAAGCACGGCAAAGGCTGCCGAGCACCTCAGTCTCTATGAAGCCATGTGCTCCCAGGTCGAAGCCAGGGATCTCGTGAATGGCTCCTATTCCATGACAAATTCTCGTTTTGCCAAAGGTGGTTGGGTATGATCAGCAATGTAAACGATCCCTGCAACGGGGCTACCGACTACGTTATCCCCGTGCTTGGTGAAGCCTACAACGTGGTCAAGCAGGTTCAATCGAACCTTGCTGCTATTCAGGCTGCCAGCGAGAACATTCAGGCAATTATTGATGCCACTCCGGCAGCAGCAGCAGCTCAGGCTTGGGCAGAGGGAACCTTGCCGGGAGGCATTGGAACCAAGAGCTCCAAGGAATGGTCTGCTGAAGCTGCTAGTAATAGCGCCACCGCCGCCGTTCTCGCCTACCTCGCCAGCAATCCCTTTGCCAATACCACGGCTCTGTATGCCTATTCCAACGCTGCCCTTGCAGTAGGGATGAGCACCACGATTGTCGGTTATGGTCGGTATGAGGTGGCATCGCTCGGGCCAGTGGTGTGGACGCGGACGGCAGATGATGGCGCTGGGCGGGCGGAAGCGGCGGCGGATAGCGCTGCTGCATCACTCAATGACCGTATTTCACTGGTCGATTTCCTACGCGAAGACCGGCTGTTGGTTTTTCAGGACGCTGACGGCGGCGTGTTTGGCGAAGTCGCGTTGGATGGAGTGTGGGATATAGCGTTGGCCGCGTTGGAAACCGGCGATTTCCAAATCACTTGGGAAGAGAGAATTGGCTACGATTGGCCGATTGTAATTCTTGACGGTGCAGGAAAACTACTATGGAACGCCCCAGCCCCGAGCGCACTCTCGCTTGATGAAGAAATCGCAGCAGCGCGGGGCGATCAGGCTGCATTGAACGACAGGCTTTCGGCGGCGCTGGATGATTACGGCCTGCGCCGTGAACAAGTGTCGTTCCAGCACAACTTGCGCCAGACGCTGGCGTATTTCGGCAACGCGGCGATGGGGGTTTCAGGCCAATTCCGGATCAGCGCCATCGGGGATAGCTGGACCCGCACGAATGACCGGTGGGTGCAGCGCTTTGTCGAGTACCTGGAAGGTGAAATCGGCCTAGCCGCTCCCGGATGGGTTGGGTTCGGTCGCACGATTAGCGGCGATGCAGCATCGGTCAACGGATCATGGAACTGGACCGACTACCCGCTGACCCGCACCGGAACGTGGACCGACGCTTACAATACCTCGCCTGCATCGCCGGATCGCAGCCATGCAACGTCTACCGAGGTTGGTGCATCGCAGTCCGTTTCAGGCACTGCTACGCCTGTTCTTTCGGGTGCAGACCTCTACTGGATTGGCACCGCTGACGGCGTTGTAGAATACCGCTGGAACAATACTGGTGCATGGAACAACCTAAACGTGCAAGGCCTTTTGGATACGGTTTCGTGGGCCGCAATCACCACTGGAATGCCGGTCAGCGGCGCGTGGTCGGTTGAGGTGCGAGTGGTGTCTGGCACGGTGAAGCTGTGCGGGATCGAGTTCAAGGGCGCGGGGAACGGCGTCCACTTCAACAAGTTTGGTGGCGCGGGTGCATCCATTGCGAATTGGGCGACTGCCGGGAATTACGGCGATGCCTACGGGCGAATGGACCCGAACCTGTTTATCATCATGGACGGCACCAATAGCCAGCCATCAATCACCCCTGGATCATGGGGAACGCAGATGGAAAGCCTGATCGACGGCATTCGCGCCGACTGCCCGCTCGCGGATATTCTCATCATGATGCCATCGGAAAACCTGCGAACGAATGCCGTCCCTATGTCGGCTTTCTCGGACGAAGGGCGGCGCGTGGCCTATGAAAAGGGCTGCGGGTTTCTGGACCATTGTTTCACGTTTGGGGCCGATACTTCGGTCTATGGAGCCAGCGGACTCAAGTGGTTCGACACAGACCCTATCCACTGCACCACTGCCGGATACCGCGCGCTAACGTCCGCGACACTGCGCACCCTTGGCGCGCTTTAAGGAGACACGATCATGCTGACCATCAAGACGAATGCAGTAAGCACCGCCACCCTTCCGACACTGCGCCGCGATGCTATGCTTGATGATGATAACGGCGGGGTGCGCTTTGCCTTCGACCTGCCATTTGGGTTCTGCTGGCCGGGACAGGACAACCCCACAAACGGTGACGCGATTGTTGACGTTGCAGAGCGCGCCAATGGGTCATACATCGCCACCGGCACCGGTGTCACCTTCGCGGGCGGTGGGTTTGATTACACCAGCCTGACGGGCGGAAAGGGTTATGTCGCTGGGCCGACTGATGCACTGGCGACCATCAAGGCTGGCAGCGAGTATTTTCTTGCGGCGCTTTACATGAGACTGCCCAGCACGGCGGATTTTGCGATTACGGGCGGCTCTGTTGCATCAATCTTTCAGGCTGCGGCCAGCAATTACACGGCCGGACCAGACATGGTGATGATCGACATTAACTCGTCCTATGCGATTGAGTTTCGCCGCCAGACCAATGGCTCGACATATTCGAGCAATCCAACCCCGATCAACATCCCTGAAACCCTGCGCGGCAAAATGTGCCAAATCGCCGTATGGCGCAATGCGTCTGGCGTCGGGCTGCGGGCAAAATCCATTGATGGCGAAATCAACTATAGCAGCACAATTGTCGGTTCCGAGAACGCGGGCGACTTTAGCGGGCTGTCGCCCAAGTTCGGTGCCACTCCCGGCTATGGCCACATTCTCAAATCGCGTCTGTATCGGGGCTGGGTCGAAGACCTGGAATTGTCCGAACGCGCCCCGCTTTCTGTGCTGGATGCCGATTGGTCGCGGGTGCAGGCCCGGATTGCGGCATCGGCGGCGGCAAATGGCGGAACCAGCCTGATCTTTGTGTGATCGGGTTAACCAGACTTCGGGGCTGATTGGGAGTCAACATGAACAAGGACAAGGTAGCGCAAGAGTTGGCCGACCTCGGACGGGACGAGGCACGGCTGATGCGCAAGCTGATCAAGGTACAGGCGCGGCGTTGCGAACTGCTTTCGGAAGTTGCCTGTCATGCGGACACCGCGCTTTCGCCTGACGTGTCGGCGGCTTCGGTTGCTCCGAAGGACGGCGGGGGCAAGTAATGCTAACGAAAGCGATACCAGACATGAGTTTGGTATCGCTTTCGTTTTGGGCAATATAAACGCAGCACAAGAGCAAGGGTTTCCCACTCTCCGTAAGAATTGTTCCCACGGGGGTGACATGATTTATACCTACTTCGCTCTGGCAGCTTGCGGCGTATCCGGGGCACTGATCTACAGCTTCCCGGCCTACATCCGAGCACTGTCCAAGAAGCCTCCTGTTCAGTTCGCTATGGCCACGCTGATCTTCTCCTTGTTCACTGGTTCAGTTTCTGCCGTGCTTTTCACCAAGCTCATCGGCTTTCACTGGCCGTGGACTGTTCAGCCTGAGCCTTGGCCGCTGGCTCTCGTCGTCGGTCTGGCAAGCAATCCTCTTGTCCCGATCCTGCTGCGCCGCCTGGAAAACTGGGCAGACACTTTCGGAGGTAAGTGAGGATGTCCTATTCTGCGACCATTATTCTAACGGGTGGTTGTTTCGTAGTCGGTGGGCTCTTGGCTCTCATGAGACAGAGCCTGCTCGAACCAGCATCAGGGCAATATCCCAAGGCACCATCCTGGCTGCGAAACTGCATGTTCGCCTTTGCCAGTCTTCAGGTGTTTGTCGGGCTTCAGACACTCTCGGCCCAGCGTGACGTAGCTCATTCCATGGTTCTCATGGGCATAGGGTTGGTTCTCTACAATGGCGCCATGCTCTTCAACCTGCTCCGGCAGCGCTATCCTGAAGACGTCTGGAACCGCCTCAACCTCATCAACGATCGCCTGTTCTGCAAGGATAGTCCGGTCAAACGGTGGATCTCCAAGTGACCGACCCCCGCAAGCCAGTCTTCGATGCTGTCCGGGCAATCTGCCCCGGCAACGTCTTCAACTCCGCAGAGAACATCAATGCTCTGCACAATCTGCTGGATGCTTTTAAGGACAAACGGGAAGTGCCGATGCAGTTCGCTATGCGAGATCCAGCCAAGTTCTTCGGTGAGCTTCGTAAGACCACGGGAGCTCTGAACCAGACCCAGGTGGATACGATTTCCCTGCTTCTGACGGCTGCTTCCCAGTGGTCTGTTGGATGGTTGGCCTATGCGCTGGCTACAGCCTGGCACGAAGCTAGATTCATCTCACAATTCGAGAAAGGTGGTCCCGGTTATCTTGCCAAGTACGATACCGGTGAGCTTGCCAAGCGTCTGGGCAATACGCCAGAGGCCGACGGTGATGGCATCAAGTTTGCTGGCCGAGGTCTGGTTCAGCTGACCGGTACCACCAACTATCGCAATGCCGGCAAGTACCTTGGCATCGATCTGATCGCTAATCCGGACCTTGCTCTCGATCCCGCTATTGCCACCAAGATACTGATCTGGGGCATGCAGACTGGTGCTTTCACCGGCCGTAAGCTTGCTGACTACATTGGCGAGCAAGGTAACCTCGAGAGCTTCCGTCAGGCCCGCCGGATCATCAATGGGATGGACCGGGCAGGTGACATCGCTGGATATGCAATTGCCTTCCAGCAGGCTGTTCTTCTGGGGAAATGGGGATGAGCGGCTACTTGCTCTGGTGGACCAAGCTGCCTTCCCTGGTTCGCTATGCGATCGGCGTCCTTTCAGCATTCTGTGCTGTTCTGGCTCTGTTTTTGTTCTTCATGTCTAAGCTCAAGGACATGAGGGATGAAGCCTTTGCTCAAGGCCAAACCCAGGTTCGTGAACAAGCCTCTGCTGCTGTAATCGAAAACGTGGAGACTTCTCATGAGATACGACGGCAATTCGACCTTGAGGCTGCTCGTGGCAGCAGTGACGCTATCTACGCTAACTGCGTGCGTTCGGCTCGCACCCCCAAGAACTGTCAGCGATTTCTGCCTCTTGGATCAGAGGATCCAGATAGAGCCGTCCCCGACCAAGGGCGCTGATGACCTTGGTAATAAGTGGGACAGCGACACAACCGTCATGGATGTCTTAAAGCACAATGCCGTTATAGATAAACTTTGTGGCCACTGAACCCATAGATAAGTTGGGTTTCTAAAAGTGGACACAAAGAATCTTTAGATGCAAAGGGAGAATAACCACACTCAATCTTAGGTTGTTCCGAAAATGCAGCAACAGCAATTGGCAGTTCTCAATCCGAAGCTGACTGATTGGCAGAATGAGCCAACTTTACAGTTGCTCAAAGCGGATCTGGAAGCTGCAAAGACAACCCACCAGAGCCAGGTCACGAAGATCTCCATGTGGAACGATCTTCTCAATGTGACCGGCAAGGCCAAGCCTCCCAAGGTCAAGGGCCGATCGAGTGTGCAACCCAAGCTTATCCGGCGTCAGGCAGAGTGGCGTTATCCCGCTCTGTCCGAGCCTTTGTTGAGCAGCAAGAAGCCCTTCAGCGTAGAGCCTCAGACATTCGAGGATGGGCCGGCAGCTAAGCAGAATGAGCTGGTTCTCAACTACCAGTTCCGCAACAAGATGAACCGGGTGAAGTTTGTCGATGACTTCATTCGATCGGTGGTCGATGAGGGCACCGCGGTAATTCAGGTAGGCTGGGTCCGTCAGACGGTAACGGTCACCGAAGAGGTCCCGGTTTACCAGCATATTGCTCCGACTTCCGAAGAGGAAGTGCAGGCATTCCAGCAGGCCATGGAGCTCAAGCAGCAGAATCCTCGTGGGTTCAATGAGCAAGCTTCTCCTGAGATCAAAGCTGCCCTCGATTTCTACGAGGAGAGCCAGCAGATCTCGGTTGCAGTCCAGATTGGGACTGAATCTCAGAAGATCGAAAAGATCGTACAGAACCATCCCACTGCTCGTGTGATGAATCCGGCCAATGTGATCATCGATCCTTCCTGTGAAGGCGATATCAACAAGGCCATGTTTGCCGTGGTCCAGTTCGAGACCAACAAGGCCAGCCTTCTGCTTGAGGGCAAGCGTTACAAGAATCTTGATCAGGTCGATTGGACAGGCGCCGGTCCGATCAATGAGCCTGATTACCAGACTTCCACTCCGGGTGATTTCCAGCTGGCAGACACTGCTCGCAAGAAGGTCGTAGCCTATGAGTACTGGGGCTTCTGGGACATCGATGACACTGGTAAGCTAGAGCCGATCGTCTGTACCTGGATCGGCAACATCATGATCCGGATGGAGAAGAACCCCTTTCCAGACGGTAAGCTTCCCTTTGTTCTGGTTCCGTATCTGCCGGTCAAGCGTGAGCTGTACGGTGAGCCAGATGCCGAGCTGCTGGAAGATAACCAGCGGATCATGGGTGCTCTGGTTCGTGGTATGATCGATCTTCTGGGTCGTTCTGCAAATAGCCAGCAGGGCTTTGCCAAGGGAATGCTCGATCCGCTCAACCGTCGTCGGTATGAGAATGGACAGGACTACGAGTTCAATCCCAACCTTACTCCAGCTGCTGGTCTGATTCAGCATAGCTACCCTGAGCTGCCTCAATCGGCTCTGCTGATGCTCAATCTCCAGAACCAGGATGCTGAGGCATTGTCTGGTGTGAAGAGCTTCTCAGGCGGGCTGTCCGGGGAATCCTACGGGGATGTTGCTGCCGGTATCAAGGGAGCACTGGACGCCTCTGCCAAGCGTGAGATGACCATCCTACGCCGTGTTGCTCGGGGTATGGTCGAGATTGGCGAGAAGTTTGTCTCGATGAATGCCGAGTTCCTGTCAGAGCAGGAAGTCATTCGGATCACCAATCGTGAGTTTGTCACGGTCAATCGTGAAGAGCTCAAGGGCAACTTCGATCTGGTAGTCGATATTTCGACGGCTGAAGTTGACAATGCCAAAGCTCAAGATCTGGCATTCATGCTTCAGACCTTGGGCAACACTGTTGACCAGAGCCTGACGCTGATGATCCTCGCAGAGATTTGTGAGCTCAAGCGTATGCCGGAACTGGCGGAGCAGCTCCGTAACTTCAAGCCACAGCCCAATCCGATTCAGGAGCAGGTCCAGCAACTGGAGTTGGCCAAGCTCCAAGCCGAGATCGAAGAGATCAACTCTCGTGCCGAGCTTAACCGTGCCAAAGCCATGGAAGCTGTCGGCAAAGCCCAACAGCAGGATCTCGACACGATCGAGCAAGAGACCGGCATCAAGCACGAGCGTGAGAAGGATCTCATGCAGGGTCAGGCTCAGGGCAACAAGGAACTGGCCATTACCAAGGCGCTCACCACTCCACGAAAGGAGGGTGAGCGTGAGCCAGACATTGAGGCTGCCGTCGGTTACAACAACTTTAGCGACAGTCGGCCGATACAAAGTCCAACTGTAGCTCCGCTTCCTGTTGACACTTTTACATAAAAAGTAGAGTTAGCTTTCACAGAGTCAGACTTTGTTTGGTGTCTGGCTCATGTGAAAGACCAGGAACTCAAAGTTTAAGGATTTATCCTCAATGTCGACCGTAGCAGAACTCGAACAGCAGAAGGTGGACTTCAATGCTGCAATCGAGAAGCGCAAAGTTCTCCAGCGTCTGATGAACAACCGTGACTTCAAGAAGCTCATTCTTGAAGATTTCTGCGTGCAGGAATGTGCTCGCTATGCTCAGGCGTCAGCTGACCCGAACCTTTCTGCCAACGAGCGGGCAGATGCCCTGGCTCTGGCTCAGTCGGCCGGCCATATCCGTCGGTATCTCAACGTTCTCGATATCATGGGCAATGCTGCCGAGAACCAGATGCAGCGTCTCGATGACGCCATCGAAGATGCTCGGCTCGACGAAGCCAACGTCGAAACCGCCCCTTACGCTGAAGAAGAGGAAGCGTAAGTATGAGCGGGGTCAATCCTCTCGAGCTCTCGGACGAAGAGTTCCTCAACATGAATGGCCCCGCTGAGGTTGCTGGGGGTGCTGATGAAAGCACTCCCACTACCCCTGTTGTAGAGGAGCCAGCTGTCGAAGCCGCAGCAACGACCGAGGCCAGCGAAGCTGCGCCGACCGAAGTTGCGGAAGGCGCAGACAGTGCAGCGACGGCTACAGAGCCTGCTGCACCTGTTACCGAAGAAAAGCCTGGAGAGGCTGCCCCGGTTGATCCAGCACCTGCTGCTGATCCCGCATCTACTGTTCAGGCGCCTGCTCCTGAAGCTCCTGCCCAGACGATCGCTCAGGCAATCGAACCAGACAAGGCAGTCGAGTTCTACCAGCAAGTCATGAAGCCGTTCAAAGCCAACGGCAAGATGATCGAGCTTCGCTCCCCTGAAGAGGTCATCGGCCTCATGCAGATGGGAGCCAACTTCACACGCAAAATGCAGGAAATTGCGCCTCACCGCAAAACCCTCATGATGCTTCAGAACAATGGTCTCGATGAGGCCAAACTCAATTTCCTGATCGACCTCGACAAGGGTGACCCCGAGGCGCTCAAGAAGTTCATCAAGGACCGGAACATCGATCCAATGGATATCGATGTCTCAACCGATCCTGCTTATCTTGGTGGCAATCACCAGGTCAGTGATGAAGAAGTCGCTTTCCGTACTGTTCTGGAAGACCTTCGGTCGACTCCAGAAGGCACGGCAACGCTCAAGGACATCAATGACCGTTGGGACAGCGCCAGCAAGGAATTGCTGTGGCAAGAACCTAGCCTTTTGGAAGTGATCCAGGAGCAGCGTGGGAATGGTGTTTATGACGCTATCGCTGCTGAGATTGATCGCCGCAAGACGCTTGGCACTCTTGGCCCCAACGTCAAGTTCCTCGACGCTTACAAGCTGGTTGGTGATGAGCTCTTTGCTCCCCGGCAGCCCGTGGACAATGCACCGGCAGTCCAGACTCCCCAGGTCCTGGCAACTCGCCCTGCAACCCCGAAGCCAGTCGCAGACAACGACAAGGTTACCGCAGCAGCTCCGTCAAGAGGCACCGCAACCAAAGCCAAGGAAACTCTCAATCCTCAGTCGATCCTGTCGATGTCGGATGATGAGTTCCTGAAGCAGATGCAGAATCGGGTCTGACATTTCCCAAAGTTGGGAAGACCCGTGCCTAAGGATTCACGGTAATGCTTAACTACAACGCACCTCCGGGTACCAAGTCGGACATCGACGTCGGTGGCAGCTCGAGCCAGATGAACACCTTCTTCTATCTGAAGAAGGCTCTCATCACTGCTCGCAAGGACCAGTACTTCATGCAGCTGGCGCCGACGATCAACATGCCGAAGAACTTCGGCAAGACGATCAAGGTGTACGAGTACATCCCGATGCTCGACGACCGCAACATCAACGACATGGGTCTTGATGCTGCTGGTGCTGTCATCGCCAACGGCAACCTGTACGGCTCGAGCCGTGATATCGGTACGATCACCGGCAAGCTGCCGACTCTGACCGAAAACGGCGGTCGTGTGAACCGTGTCGGCTTTACGCGTATCCAGCGTGAAGGCTCCCTGTTCAAGTTCGGTTTCTTCACCGAATTTACCCAGGAAGCGATGGACTTCGATTCCGACGAAGACCTGATGGATCACCTGTCGCGTGAGCTGATGAATGGTGCTGTCCAGCTGACTGAAGCTGTCCTCCAGAAGGACCTTCTGACTGCTGCCAGCGTCATCGTCTATGCAGGCGCTGCAACCTCGAACGCTACGGTTACGGCTGAAGGCGCTGGCGCTGCCATCGTCAGCTACGCCAACCTCATGCGTCTCGACCAGATCCTGACGGACAACCGTACCCCGAAGCAAACCACGGTCATCACTGGTTCGCGTCTCGTCGACACCAAGACGATCGCTGCTGCCCGTGTCATGTACGTCGGCTCGCCGCTGGTTCCGACCCTGCGTGCGATGAAGGACCTGCACAACAACCCCGCGTTCATTCCGGTCCAGCACTATGCTGATGCCGGCAACGTTCTGAACGGTGAAATCGGTACCATCGATGCTTTCCGCATCATCCTGGTTCCGGAAATGCTTCACTGGGCAGGCGTTGGCGCCAACGTCGGCACCAACCCGGGCTACCGTGCAACCTCAGGCAAGTACAACGTCTATCCGATGCTCGTCGTCGGTGATGACAGCTTTGCCACCATCGGTTTCCAGACCGACGGCAAGACGGTGAAGTTCTCGGTCACCACCAAGATGCCGGGCAAGGAAACCGCGGATCGCAACGATCCTTACGGTGAGACCGGCTTCAGCTCGATCAAGTGGTACTATGGCTTCCTGGCTAAGCGTCCGGAACGTATCGGCATGATCCGCTGCGTAGCACCGCTCTAAGCTGAGCAACAAGAACTGGGAGAGCCAAGTGCTCTCCCAGTTTTTCTCCCCCTGAATTTAGGAATTTTCCGTGACCGACCAGACGAACCAGGACCAGGAACAGCAGACTGACGCCGCTGACGAGCTAGCCCTTCTCAAGGCCCGTGCTACCCAGATGGGCATCAGCTTCTCGAACAACATCAAGGTCGAGACGCTTCGCACCAAGATCCAGGAAAAGCTGAACGCTGATGATGCCGAGCTTGCCCAGGATACAGACGAAGACGAGCAGGATGGTCCTGCTGAATCTGTCCAGCCCAACGAAGCTCCCAAGGCTGCACGCAAGAAGACTCTGCGTGAGGAGCTTCTTGAATCGCAGATGAAGCTCGTGCGTTGCCGTATCTCGAATATGGATCCGAAGAAGCGCGATCTTCCCGGCGAGATTTTCACGATCGCCAACGAGTACATCGGTACCGTTCGCAAGTTCGTGCCCTACGGTGAAGCCACCGATGAGGGTTATCACATTCCGTTTTGTATCTACACGGACCTCGAGAGCCGTCGGTTCCAGAACATCCGTGTAACCCGTGATCGTCGTACCGGTCAGACCAAGACCGAGACGTCGTTCGTCAAGGAGTTCGCCATCGAAATCCTGCCCGATCTGACGGCCGAGGAACTTGCTGCTCTGGCTCAGGCACAGCAGGCAGCCGGCAGCATCGAGAGCGCCTCGAACACGGACTACATGGTCTGATTTTCGATCTGATCTGAATTGATCCAAGGATACCATCAATGACCATTATCGGTGACGACCTCGAAATTCGTTTGAGCAACGATGCCCTTACCGAGAAGGTCGTTGATGGTGCCGGGATCTTTGACGTTCTCATGAGGAGCGTCTCGGTCCACCTCAGGGCCGAGTATGATGCAAGCCGCATCACTGGAGCTGAGTACTCCAAGACTTATGCCGCCTTGGTAGAAGCGACACTGGCCAACTCGGTCCAGTTCCTCCTGGGGCGTGACAAGACCTATTGGGAAGCCAAGGCTTCCCGTTATCAGGTCGAAACCCTGTTGCCTGCCCAGCTGGCTCAGATCACCACCGAGACTGCTCGTGCTTCTGTCGAAAAGGACAAGGCAACCTACGAGCTCACTTACATCCTTCCTGAGCAGAAGAAGATCGTTAGCGAACAGGCTGAAGCCCAACGAGCTCAGACACTCAATACCCGCTTTGACGGCACAACTGTTGCAGGTGTCCTGGGTCAACAGAAAGCCCTCTACACCCAGCAGATCACCTCGTATCAGCGTGATGCCGAGGTCAAGGCAGCCAAGCTGTTTACTGATGCTTGGACCGTGCAGAAGACGATCGATGAAGGTTTGCTGGCCCCGACCAACTTCCAGAATGCTACGGTCGATATCGTGCTCAATGCCATCAAGACTAACAATGGGTTGATCACCCCCTAATGTCTAAACTTGTTGGCAGTCTCTCTGGGACCAACCTTGGCAACTCCAAACAGAAGCGCCACAAGTTTCTTCCTTTGGTGGTTCTTTCGCATATTCTTCAGGAGCGAAAGCAGACCATCAGTCAAAGCATTGTCGACGCTCTCAAGCTGAGCCCTCTGGTTCAGGCAGAACGGGCTCGGAAGTGGTGGCGGACACCTGGTAATGCAAGCTACCTTGGTGACGTTTACGAAGCGATAGACCGCAGCCCCGAAATAGTCACATCCGATGGGGTGAGTACGGTACAACTCGACCGTGAAGGCATGACCTTCAATTACAACTACCCCATCAGGGTAAGTGCCGAGCTGGAGTGGCTCTGGTTCGATAGCTGGCTTCGTCCCAGACAAGATTTTGTGTGGCGAGAAGGGTACGACTTTGCTCGCTTTCAGACCGAGCGAGCTGCCAGCAATTTGAGTTCATTTTACCCCAGAGTGGGACCGGCCGTCTGGACATACTGGGCCAAGACTTATTGGGATGCCACGACACCAGCTGATCCGTTTTCTCGTGAGAAATCCTGGTACGCTACCTACGATTCCGCAACAGGAACCATCACGCTGACCAGTGACGGGAATTGGACCCGATCGTTCAATCCCGGCATCGATATGAATGCCCAGTATCTTTATACCGGGTGGGACCTTGGGTTCTACCCGTACAAG